TAATGCTCCCCTAACGATAAAATCCGGTCCTGATCTTACAGGAAGGTTATCATCACCTTGAGGAATATCTTTAGTAATATAAGGTTGACGACTGTCGTCACTATTACGTCTGTCTCTCCCCCAAGGCAGATTTGTAAAATCTGTTTGGAAATTAATTAGAGGCATATTTTAAATTTAGATTCCTGCTGCTCCTTCAGGTAAGTTATTTGCATATCTGTTTACTGGTTCTTGGTATGCTTGTGTTTGTTCACCTAATTGAGAAGTACTTGGATTAGTATATCCCATAGCTCCTGCACCAAAATTATCATATGCTGGATTTGTTAATGTTGGGTCTCCAATATTTGAGTATTGATTGTGGAGTAATGAATTACCTACAATGCTAACTGCGTCTGGAGCTTGTGGGCTTGCTGGTGATACAGGAACACCTAAAGGTGATCCATCAGTATCAAACATTTTTTGAATTGAATTTGCCATAATTGTATGTGTTTAATTTGTTGTTTTGTTATAAATATTATTAAATATTGGAAGTCGCCATAACCATTGCTTTACCTGCTTTAGCTCCATCAATATAAACATCACCGCCACTTTTTACTGCTGATATTAATTCTTTTAATAGAGTTACTACTTGAGAATTATCACCCCCACCTGTAAGATTAGTTCCCCCCATTATAATATCATCAGCTCTAAACTTTTGAATAGGTTGTCCTGGTCTTGAAATAAAATCTTCTGCTATACCCGCAGCTTCTGATTCTTTGTCATAGAATGTATTTCTAACAATACCCCCTACAGTTTCTTGTCCTGGCATTAACCCTCCTAATCTTCTTCCTAACCAATCTCCTGCTATACCTGCAACTGGGGTTAAAGCTATTCCTAAACCTGGTGCTATGTTTAAAGCTTGAATAGCTGCCATTCCACCAGCGGACCCAATAACTGCTCCTATACCTTCATTTACTCTTTTTCCTATTGCTACGTCTATCTCTTTTTTAGTTTTACCGTCAGCAATCATTCCTTTAATGTCTGAGTTTGCAAATACTCCTTCAATAAAACTTCCTATTATAGGAATTCTTTTTGTTAATGATTTTAAAGTTTGACCTAAAGCAGCTTTACCAATTACAGGTTTAATAGCATCTTTTAAAGCATTTATAGGATTTATTTTACTAAAAAGTCCTCCAATTTTAGACATCATACCTCCACCAGCTGCACCACCTGCTGTTGCTACTTTTGATGCTGCTGCTTTAGTAGATGCTCCTGCAACCCCCTCAGCAACATTAGCTGATGTGGATGCTGCTGATGACGCAGCTGTTGAACCAAACCCTAATGTACTTGCTAAAGATGATGCAGCTCCTCCTATTTTAGTTAAAAAACCAAACATATTTTTTAATACTCCTAAACCTGCTTTCATTCTTGCAAATATCCTAATCCCAGATATAATTCCCATATATTTACCTATACTTGTAAATAAACCTCCTACACTTTGGGCAGCTTCAACCATATCCATTAATCCATCTAATATCTTAGATATGGATTCCATAATAGGAGTTAATTGATCTTTTAATTTTACCATAGCATCTGCAAATCTTTTACTAGCAGCCTCAGCATGTAGTTGATCTGTTAATTGATCAGATCCAATTTGTCTTTGTTCATCAGCTGTTATAACTCCATCCTCCATTGCTTTATTATAAGCATCAGAAGCAGCTGTCATAGATTTAGCTTCACCTGTTAAAAGCTCTTGGGTTTCTAAAGTTTCTGCTAATTCTTCCCTTGACATTCCAAAGGCTTTGGCTAATGATTGTTGTTGTAAAACATTCATTTTACTAAAATCTTTAGCTGTTCCTATTTCTCTAGATATTGCTTTGGCTAATCCTTCTTGATCACCCATTAAAGCAGCTCTTCTGGCATCTTCTAAATTTAACTGTTTACCAGTCATTAATTCAGCTTCCATCTCTGCTGCTATAGAACTTTCAAAGTCTAATAGTGATGATGATGTTTTTTCAAGTTGTGATTGACTCATTCCTAATTTAGCAGCTTGGAATGCTGCATTAGCTAATGATTTACCTTGACCTTCCATTGATAATCTATTAGCAGCACTAATATTACCAATGGCAGCAAATGTTTGTTGTTGGTTTACTGCTACTCCTTCTTGTTCTGCTAAAATTGCTACTTGTCCTCTTAAGGTTGCAGTAAGATCTTCAGCACTTTCACCTCTTAATTTTGCTGATTTTACAAATTGAGCTGCTTGTTCATTGGTTAACCCAAATTCATTAGATAATAATGAAAATGTTTTTAATTCATCTTGGGTTAGTTTAACAGCACCTCCTATTTCTTGGTTGAATTCTTGTATACCTTTAACAGCATCTGCAATATTAAAATGAAGTTCTCCACTAGAATTAGCAGCTACATTTAATGAAGATTTTAAATTATTAGCATCATCTCTCCCTAGGGCAAATGTTTTAGCTAAATCTTCTCTTTCTTCCCCAAACTTTTTAATTCCATCTTTTAAACCCTTAAGTATAGCTACATCTAAAGCAGCTAACATTTCCTTCTTAAACTTTGTAGCTCCCTTTACAAGTGTATCTCCTAAAACTTTTGCCTCAATGTCGGCATCCTCTAAACCTAGTTTACTTAAATCTTTAAGCTCTTCACCTGTTCTTTCACCGTTTGCCTGGGCTTTTTTTAATTCCGTATTAAAATCATTAGCTGCTTGTTGTTGGTCGTAAAGTTCTTCAGTTAATTCATTAGCTTCTTTACTTATGTCCTTAAACATATCAGCATATTTACCAAATCCTAAACTTTTCATTAACCCACCAGCTGAGTCTAATGCTTTATTGGTTAATTCATTGTACTCAGCAACCTTTGCTTCTTTTGCTTGCCTGTCTGCTAATTTTTGGTTTATGTCAGTTAAAACTGAAGACTCAGCCTGCATCTCCATTATCATATCAGCATGACCCTCAGTAATCTTTTCTTGTACTAATAATGATGCTAAACGTTTTTTTAGATTAGCTTCATTTAATTTTTCACCATCTTTTCCTAAAAGTATTTCTTTATTAGCTATTTGAAAGTTAGAAAGTTGGGATTTGTATTTTTGTTGGAGTTGGGCAAGTTCTTTAGCGTTTAGTCTGTTAATACCCTCTTGATCATCTTTTAACTTTTCAGCAATTCCCTGGATTTGGCTGGTTGCTCTTTTAGTAATGTTAAGACTTTCATTTTGCTTTTTTAGGGCACCATTTAAACCTATTAAAGTTTCAAAGTAACCCTTTGCATTTTTCCCAACATTATCTAATTGCTTATCTAATTCATCTACACCATCAACTAGTTTAATAATAGCATCATCAGCATCCTCCATAGCGTCAATAAACTCACGTGCTGTTTGACCCGTAAAAGGATTTGCTTTACCTAAAGATTCATAGCCTCTTCTTATCTGTTTAAGAAGTTCAACTACCTGTTGGTATTTTTTAGGGTCTAAACTATTATCAGCCATTATAGGTTTGTTTTATTATAAATATTAGAAAAACCTATTTTTGCGTTCTTTTTGAAACGTAAGAGGGGGGTGATATACTTTTTGGTGGTTGGGATTTAGTTGGGTTATTTAAATCTATTTGTGTGCCTTTTCCCTTATTAGCTTTTTTTCTATTCTCTTCAACTTCATCATAATGACTTTTTAGTTTATTAAAAGTAAACTTACGTAGCCATATAGGCATGTTATACACAGTGTTCCAATCATATCCACCCTTACCATTGAATACAATTTCGTGTATTGTATTAAATACGTTTACTCTAACTCCGGGCGCATTATCGAGCGTCAGGCCAAAAAAAGTTAAGTCCAATGGGGAGGATTGCGTCATCAGTCCTTCCGTCGGGAAAAAAAGTTAGATCAACATCTGGTTGAACTAATTTTATATAGTTTCTTAATGCCCTGGAATCCTGGGCTAGCAGATAATTATCTACAAACTCCCTAATTGATTTTCTATCAGGATTTCCCTCAATTGCTGTTATAATATATTTTAAACGAGTAGACATTTCAGGATTAGCATCCTTATTAATCTTTTTAAGTCCTTGAAGTTCTCTTTCAATAGCTCTTTCATCTTTTCCATCTAATATTTTAAAAGATATTTTAGCTTTAATTTTTGGGAGTTCATAATCAAACTCATTTACTCCTTTTGTAATTAAATCTTCATTGAACTGAACATTTTCTAATGTAGATAAATCAACTGATTGTTTTTCGCCATTATAATCAAAGTCATAGGTTGCACCATATCCTAAGATACGGGCTGCAATAAGTAGTGCATTTTTATCTCCTACGATAATATCATCATATTTAATAGATTTATTAACTATAAGTGATTGTAGTAGTTTATCTAGTACAATTCCTTTTTTAATGTATGATTGGTTAGTTAAAATATCTTCTTCTTTAGCAGTCATATATTTTATTTCAACCATACCAGAAGATAGTGGGTTGTCTTCAGGGTATAATAATCCCTTTGAAGGTAATTCTACGTTTTCAGTAGGTAGTTTAAATTCTTCCATATAAATTTTATTTGTTATAACTTAATATTCGCGTATACATATATAATATAAAAAAAAGCTTGACCGAAGCCAAGCTATTTTTCAAAAATATATAATTTCTTATTAGAAATTCAACACGCAGTAATCCATTCCAATTGTTAAATCAATGTTTTGAGCTTCACCATCAGTGTCCCAATTCATATCAGCAAACGATCCGTCTTTGATAAATGCTCCTTTTATGATCCATTCAGAAACAACATCACCTACAGGACCTAACACATCAATTGTTAAATCTTTTTTATAGAAATCAGAGTAACCATCTCTACCAGTTACTGATTCATGGTGTAATCTAACCCACTCCATTACAGCTTGTGCTCCTGAAGGTGTTATAGGGTCAAATAATTGCATCGTAATGTCATTCCATCTTAACTTACCTTTAACTTTTCTATAAGTGTTGATATGATTTAATGTAATTTCATCTTGTGCGAACCCTAATCCACTAATACCTTTAATAATGTATGATGGAAATCCATCTACGTACATGATAAATCTATTAGCTACCTTTGGCTCAAATGCTGTGAAAAATATTTCGTTTGGATCTAATACTGCCATTTTATGTTTTTTTAATTTTTTTATTCAATTATAAATATTATACTTTTTAACTTTTATGCTGGAAATTCTGCTCCAGTTGGTAAAATGTTGAAATCTAAGTAAATGAATTCAGCCGTTTTAGTAGGTTGTATGTATATAGCACCTCTTAATTCGTTTCTATCAATTACATCGGGTCCATTATTTGAATCATTCATAACAACTTTAAACGCGTATAAACCCTGTCTTTGCTGTACTGACTCTAAATATGGATTAACTTGGCTTAAGAATGTATTTCTTGTAGCCGCTGTATTTTGTTCAAATACTAAATTATCAGATAATTGAGAAATATAATTTTTAAGTGCAATTAACAATCTTCTAACATTTACTCTATCTAAAGCTGATGCTTGATTTTGTAGTGTTTTCTGACCAAATACTACTACTCCTCTTCCTGGGAAGGTTGCAATAGGATTTACTTTATTAATATATAATTCATCTCTATTAGCTTGAGTTAATTTTCTTTCAGCTTGAATTACTTGACCTAATCCACCTCTATTAATACCTGCTGGGGCAAACCATGCTTCTGCTGTTCTATCATTATTAGCATAAACTCCTGGAATTAATGTTCCTGCTGGTACCCAAACTCTTTGTCCTGAATCTGGATCTGTTACCATACACCAAGGCCAATATGAAGCTGCATATGATGAGTCTTTACTTG